TTAAGCAATCCTAAAAATTATAATACGGCTAAGGTTAATGCCAGCAAATTGCTAACAAATACTAACATTTCATCATATATTACTCAAATGTTAGATGATGCCGGATTGAATGATAATTTTGTCGATAAACAGCTTTTATTCGTAATTAGTCAGCATGCAGATTTAAACGCTAAGATGAAAGCCATTGAACAATATAATAAGCTGAAACAAAGGATAACTGACAAATCAGAAACTAAAGTTTCGGGATCATGGGAGATAACATTAAACCTTTAAGCATAAAATATACAAGACCTTTTTTATATCCATATCAGAAACAGATATTGGATAGTGAAAAAAGATATACGGTAACAGAAGCATCAACTAAGGTAGGTAAAACGGCAAGCCATATTATTTGGCTACTTGAGCAGGCTTTAAAGATAAAAGAAAATCAATCTGTTTGGTGGGTTGCGCCTGTTTATGGTCAGGCTGAAATAGCTTACAACAGGATGAAATCACAGGTTAGTGAAACTAATTTTTTCAAATCGAATGAGCAAAAGCTTCAATTGACTTTGCCGACTGGTGCAAAGATTCAATTTAAAAGTGCTGAAAGGCCTGATAATCTTTATGGGGATGATGTTTATGCAGCGGTGTTTGATGAATTTACAAGGTCAAGGGAGGAGTCTTGGTTTGCGCTTAGATCAACTTTGACAGCTACAAAAGGCAAATGTAAATTTATTGGGAACGTAAAAGGCAGGTCAAATTGGGGTTATAAGTTAGCTGTTAAAGCTATGAATGGGGAGCAGGATTTTGACTACTTTAAAATAACGGCTTATGATGCGGTAAGGGAAGGGTTACTGGATATTGAAGAGGTTGAAGCAGCAAAAAGGGAACTTCCTGAAATTGTATTTAGGGAGTTGTATTTAGCTGAACCTGCCGACAATGCTGCCAACCCCTTTGGTTTCCAGTTCATTAAGCAATGCACGATGCCAATGAGTAGTGAGCCGCCTGTTTGCTTTGGCGTGGATCTTGCAAAGTCGTTCGACTGGACGGTTATTATCGGATTAGATAGATTTGGGCAGGTGAGCTATTTAGAGCGGTTTCAAAAGGATTGGAATATAACGAAGCAGATAATTACCCAACTACCGAAGGCACCGATTAAAGTGGATAGTACGGGCGTGGGTGACCCGATTGTGGAAGACCTGCAAAGGCAAAGACCCAATGTGTTCGGGTTTAAGTATTCTGCAAGCTCAAAGCAGCAACTTATGGAGGGGCTACAATCGGCAATACATCAACGTAAGGTGGGCTTTCCGGAAGGGGTTATTACAAAGGAATTGGAGAGCTTTGAGTATGAATACACTCGGACGGGGGTTAGGTTTAATGCACCTACTGGTATGCATGACGATTGCGTGAATGCCTTAGCCTTAGCATGGGCGCAGTTTATGGAAAGGAAGCACGATGTAAAATACGTTTTTATATGACATGGAATGATTTAACGGTGGGGCAATATCAGAGGCTCTATCCGATTATTACAAGCGACTTAAGCGATGAAAAGAAACTGCAACAGATAGTATTTGATTTGGAGGGTAAGGATTGCACGGCGGCAGATCTGGAGCGCAAAATGGGTGAATATGCTTTTTTATCTCAGATGGATATTAAGCCAAAACCAATGAATCGTTTTAATGTCAATAACAGATGGTATCGTTTTAATTACGATATAGACAAAATGCCGGCGGCAAGGTACGTAGAGATAAAGACATTTATGGGCGGGGACTTTGTAAACAATATGCACATGATTATGGCTTCGGCTGTTGTGCCTATAAAGCGCAAATGGTTTGGGTTTGCGGATGCTAAGTATGAAGCTATGAATCACAGCTTTTATGCTAAGGATATGCAAGATGCGAATTTTATAAAATGTTATAATTCATTGGTTTTTTTTTATCTAAAATTAGCTCCTTTGACAAACAATTTCCATCCCTTTATGAAGAAAAGCCAAAAGATGAAGAAGGTAATGAAGAAAGCGGAAGCGATACTTTTACAAAGTATTACGGATGGATATTCGCAACGGAGAAGGTTGCCGAACTTGAGCGCATAACATTAGAACAAGCTTACGAATTAAGCACTTTACAATATTTGAATGATTTGGTTTACATAAATGAAAAGCAAAAGAATGAAAAAAAGATTATGGAAGAATTGAATAATAAGTATAAAATAAAATAAGTTGATTTCTCATGGCAAGCAATCCCCCCGGCTTATTCTTAGGCAGGGGTTTTGTTTTTCAGGTATTTATAAAGTATGGCAGATGTATTTGCAGGACTTGGCGAAAGTAAGAGCAGCTTTGATCCGTTGGATTTAACGGCAGTTGAGGAGGTGCTATTTGATTACGCAAAGGAGTTTCAAAAGATGGCTTCTCGTCAGCTTCGCCGGGCAAATAAAATCAGCAGCGGTAAACTTGAGGATTCGATTAGTTTTGAGGTAACTGAAACGGACGCAGGTTTTGAATTAGCCTTAAAGGTATTGGATTACTATAAATTCGTAGATCAAGGTGTTAGGGGTGCTGGTGCAAATAGTAAAAACAATACTTCGCCGTATAAGTACCGGGATAAGATGCCTCCTATAAAGGAGATTCTTAAATGGATAAAACAAAAGGGATCATTAAAGGCAAGTGCTGAAGACCAAAAGCGAGGTTTAAGTAAAGCGCAAAAATCGAGCCGTGCGTTAAAGGCTGCAGCTAAAAAAATAAAACCTAAAACATTGGCTTTTCTTATTGCTCGTAAAATACAGCAACGGGGCTTACCTTATACAGGTTTTTGGGAGCGTAGCTTTGAGAAAACTTTTAAAGGGTTAGATGTTAAACTGGCGGAGGTTACAGGGTTAAATATTAGAACCAACTTTGACCAATTGATTAAAGAAATAAAAAGTAGATAATGGCAATCACTATTAAAAGCGCACCGTCCGGGTTCACCTCCGCAAATGAAGAGGTCTGGCACGTTGTGGATAGCACGAATAAGAATGTTATCGGGTTCAAATATCTTTACGATATTTACAAGGGTGCGACCTTGCAGACCCGGATAACGAACAGCCCATACGGATCGGACGATTACGGCGTGCTGAATGTGGGTAATATTGTGAGGGCGGGCGTAGCGGTTGATAATATTGGCGACGTGGATACGGCGACGGCTTACAGCGGCACGTTTGGCGTTTTAAACGGCGGGGCTGATTATTGGTTCACGGAATACGATGTAAGGTTTGGGGAGATTTGCGGGGTTACGACCGCTGGTAATCCTGTTGTATTGGAAAATCTTGCGTCCGGTACTTACCGGGTTTACAATACCTACAACCGCCACCCGATGCATAAGGCAGGAGCGGCACTTAGCAGCGGCACGGTGTTTTTAACGAACAGACCAGATGAAAGTTATTACTACAATGGTGAGCCGGTAGTGCTAAGCATAAACGGCAAAAGGATAACGGCGGGGCAAAGTTTGCTTATTAAGGTTTTGGGTTCGACCAGAACGATTACGGCTGCGGATGCTTTTCATTATTTCAGTCTTAATGGTATGTCTGCAGATGCGACGGTATCAATAGAAACGACGGGGTCGGTGCTTGCAACTAAGCAAATAAAATCTAAGTGCTCAAAATACACGCCTTACACTTTGATATTTTTGAATGCTTATGGGGCGTGGGATAGCTTTACTTTCGTGAATGGCAATATTTTAACCGATAATCAAAAGAAGAAATTTGAGCGAAGCGAATGGCAGTTGAGCGGGTTTAACATGGTCGATAAAACGGGGAAGGTAAAGTATGAGGGCATGAAAACCTACGGCGTGGATTTTACTACTAAGATGAAATTGACAACGGATATTTTGGGGAGCGAAGAGTACAAATGGCTATTTGAGTTGATCGTTTCGCCGCTTGTTTATTTGTGGGATAAAACCAATGCTTTGTTCCATCCGGTGCAAATAACGGATAGCAATTATGAAATAAAAAACAGCTTGCAGAATAAGACCGAAACGCTGGAGGTGAATATCGATGTTTATAAACAAAATACCCAATACCGATGATTTACGAACTTTTTTTAGAGGGGCAGTTGGCTGACATACGGCAGGACTTAGGGATGCAGTTGAGTTATGCGATTGACGATGTTAATAAGTACGGCAGCCGGGAAACTTCATTCAGCAAAACGATAGTATTACCGGGTACTGCAAACAATAATAAGATTTTCGGTTTTGTAGGGGAGTTAGGGAGCAATAACCTTTATTCTCCCGGTGCTGCTAATGTC